GCTTGACATGAAGGACGTTGCGTAGTATAACTATGCTCTTTTGAAAATTATGTGAGGAGATAAACACATGGCAATGACAGAAACAATTGACACAGACAACTATGAAGTAATGGCAAAGGCAATGGGCATCACAGCAGATGCTGGTAACAAAGGACAACAGAGTAGCCTTGCTAGATTACGCATTAGTCACTCCCCTATCATGGGAGAGGCTGAAGTCAAAGGTAAGAAGGTCAACATGGAAGTAGTAGCAGGAGGCTATTACAAACTAGACGTACCTGATAGTAGTGACAGTATACCTTCTGGTATATATTATGCACCAGCTATTAAGATACGAACTTTCTTGCAACGCTTTATGTACAAGAGATTTATTAAAGGTTCAGGTTCAGTCGCTAACAGGTTTGCTAAGACTGTAATGGGTGAGTCTTTAAGGGTTGATCTCAAAGACAATGACGGTGGTTTCAACTGTGGTAAACCTACAGGTTGGATTAAAGATTTTAAAGCACTACCACAGTCACAACAAACCTTAATCAAAGAGATCAAGCGTACACGTGTAGTGTTTGGTCTGGCAAATATGGAAGGAGTAGTAAACGATAAAGGTGAAGACATAGATAAGAAGCTAGTAGAAAGTTTTACTAGTGTTCCTTTTATATGGGAAATAGATAACCGTAGTGCCTTTAAATTATTAGGTGATACGTACAATGGTTTTACTAAGAGGAAACTGTTACCTATATCCCATGATATATCTTTAGGCACTGATGAGCAAACCTTACCTAATGGTAGTAGCTTTTATCTGCCGACAGTAGAGGCTGACTTTCAAAATACTATAGCTATATCCCAAGACGATCATACTACTTTTAAGAACTTCATGGATTGGGTGGATAACTATAATGAGTATATAGTTGGTCAATGGAGTAAGAAAACAGAGTCTTTGTCGGTTAGTGACGAGAAAGTTCTTGATCAATTCCACGAGGTTGATGAAGAGGTACCGTTCTAGTATGAACCATCCTGCTGAACTGACATTAGCGCAATACATGACAGATGCAGCCAACGGTAAGGCTGTTATGTCCGATGAAACTATTGAAAAAATAGGTAAGGACGTTATGGATGAGCTAAAGCGTCAGTTTGGTGGGGGTACTAAGCGTAAAGAGTTTGCACTTAGGATGTCAAACATTGGCAGACCATCTTGCCAATTATGGTTTCAGAAGAACAAACCTAAAGAAGCGGCACCCCTACCAAGTAACTTTGTTATGAACATGATGTTAGGAGACATAGTAGAAGCAATATTTAAAGGATTACTAACAGAAGCAAAAGTGGCATTTAAAGATGCTGACCATGTTGAGTTAGAAATACCAGAAGAGAATACCACTATTAGAGGCACGTATGATATAGCCATTGATGGTGCAGTAGACGATATTAAATCCGCATCAGACTGGTCTTATCGTAATAAGTTTAAATCATTTGCTTCCTTAGAAGAGGGTGATTCATTCGGTTACATAGGACAGTTAGCTGGTTATGCTGAAGCATCAGGGTTGAAAGCTGGTGGTTGGTGGGTCATTAACAAAGCTAATGGGAGTTTTAAATACGTCCCTGCTGACGGTCTTGATATGGTTAAAGAAAGGTACAAGATTACTAAGACAGTAAAAGATGTCAATAAAAAAGAACTGAAGAGATGTTACGAACCCATTGAAGAAAGGTTTAATGGAAAGCTAACAGGTAATAAAATACTAGGCCATGAATGTAGCTGGTGTTCTTATAGACATGCATGTTGGCCTGACTTAAAGGAACTACCAGCAGTGAAGTCACGTGCAAAGGAACCTAAGATAGTTTCTTACGTGTATATTAAAAAGGAGGAGAATAATGACAGAGTTTCCTGAAGAGAGTTATCTTGATGCAAATCCAGATGTTAAAGAAGCTGTACAGAATGGGCAGTTCCGTGACGGTAAGCATCACTATGATGCCTTTGGTAAAAACGAAAACAGAAAGGGGTTAGAAGAATGGACGATGAACTAGTAGAGTTAGAAACTGCTATTAAAGATGCCGAGAAACAGTTAGCCGATATGAAACGTGAGTATAGAGAGAAACGTACATCATCATTACGTGCCGCATTAGAAGCCCGTAAAGATATTGACGCTACTATACGTGATGAATTAAAGACGTTAGGCTATACTAATGGTTCTGCATTTCTTACAAGTAGCTGGAGACATTTCTAGTAGGTGATGAACTATACTAGGTATGCTCATGCAAGGAAGTATGGGTACAGATCAGGTTTGGAAAAGAAACTTGCTGATTACTTGAAGTCAATCAAGGTGAAGTTTGACTATGAAAGTATTAAGATTGAGTGGGAAGACCTTGCCTATCGTACCTATACTCCTGATTTTATATTGAACAACGGTATAATCATTGAGACAAAGGGTATGTTTACAGCAATGGATAGGCGTAAGCATCTCTGTATAAAGAGACAGCATCCTGAATTAGACATACGGTTTATCTTTGAGAATAGTAAACGCAAACTAAGGAAGGGTGCTAAGAGTACATATGGTCAGTGGTGTTTTAAGCACGGTCTTATGTATGCCAGTAGAATTGTACCTGAAGAATGGCTAAAAGAAAAAGGAAGGAATAAGCATGACAAGTTTATATCATTTACTGGAACTAAAAGGAGAATAATATGAAGAGGACTTTACCTCCCGACTTTGAACCTAACGATTTTGTAATCAGGTTACGTCCACACATAATAGAAGAAGTATGGAATGGTGATGTAGATATAAGTATAATGTGGGATGGTAGCAATGATCTATCTGAAGAGGACTTTGTGAACTTTATGCACTTAACTAAAATGGTGTGTGCATCTGTTCCGCTTATGGAGGACAACCCTAAGTTGAGGGGCGACATAAGTGACTTTGTATATGGATCATATAACGACTTAGGTAATGATACTGAATCACCACAAAAACAACCAGAAATAGTTGACAGACAGGGCAATGTAGTGTATCTATCTTTTAACACTAAAACGAAAGGATCAGCATAATGCAAACATTAACATTAGGAGAAGAAACTATTACCCTACCTGATATGGTTAATAGTCCACCTCATTATAACCAAAGTGGTATAGAATGTATTGATGCTATACGTGCTGCTACAGATAAGGGTTATAAGTACTACTTACAAGGTAATATAATAAAATACTTATGGAGGTTTGATTACAAAGGTAAGGCTTCAGAAGACCTTAATAAGGCTAAGTGGTATCTAGATAAACTTATAGAGCATACGAGTACTTAATGAAAGTAAAAGCGTTTCTAACTTTATCCATCGACACAGAGGAGTATCCTGTACCGTCTGATGGAGATGTAGCATCTGAAATAAATGATGCATTGAGGGAGTATCTGCATGACGTTGACGGTGCAGAAGTGGTATCTTTAAAAACTATTATGGAGAAGTAGCTATGCATACAAATAATTATTTAAGTTCGGATTACCAAAACTTTATTGCATTATCTAGATATGCTAGGTGGAAAGAAGGGGAAGAGAGAAGAGAGGGTTGGTTAGAAACTGTAGAAAGATATTTTAATTATCTGGAAAATTACATTAAGAATACCTATGGGTATACGATGCCAGATAAGTTACATCAAGAAGTGGCAGGGGCAGTACAGGATCTAGCTGTTATGCCTAGTATGAGAGCTATGATGACTGCTGGTGCACCATTAGATAAATGCCACGTAGCTAGTTATAACTGTTCCTATCTACCTGTAGATACACCAAGAGCATTTGATGAGTGTATGTACATACTTATGTGTGGCACAGGTGTAGGTTTCTCTGTTGAGAAAGAATACGTAAATACCTTACCCACCGTACCTAATAAATTAGAACCCACTAGCACAGTAATAGCAGTAAAAGATTCACGTGAGGGTTGGGCAAAAGCACTAAGAGAACTTATAGCTACCTTATACGTAGGACAAATACCTATGTGGGATGTTAGTGAGGTAAGACCTGCTGGAGCAAGATTAAAAACATTCGGTGGTAGAGCCTCTGGACCTGGACCACTTTTAAATTTGTTTAACTTTTGTGTTCAGACATTCTGTAATGCAACTGGACGTAAGCTATCATCAATAGAATGCCACGATATTATGTGTAAGGTAGGTCAGGTGGTAGTTGCTGGTGGTGTAAGACGTAGTGCACTTATCAGCCTGTCTAACATTGAAGATGATCAGATGAGACATGCTAAGTCAGGAGAGTGGTTTAAATATGAAGAACAACGTAGTATGGCTAACAATAGTGTAGCATACGATAGTAAACCTCTCATGGGTACATTTATGCGAGAGTGGTTGTCTTTGTATGATAGCAAGTCAGGTGAACGTGGTATATTCAACAGACAGTCAGCAGTAAAACAAGCAGCTAAAAGCGGTAGGAGAGATACTGAGCACACGTTTGGATGCAACCCATGTTCTGAGATAATACTAAGGCCATATCAGTTTTGTAATCTATCAGAGGTTGTTGCACGTGAAACAGATACAATGGACAGCCTTAAAAGAAAAGTTAAGTATGCAACTATACTAGGCACTATGCAGTCTACACTTACTAACTTTAAATATCTACGTAAGATATGGAAAGATAATACAGAAGAAGAGAGACTACTTGGTGTGTCTCTTACAGGTATTATGGATTGCCCACTGCTAAATGGTAGCCAAAAGAGTTTAGAGACAGTGCTAACAGAATTAAAGAAGGTAGCAGTAGATACAAACGAAGACATGGCAAAGAAGTTAGGTATCAATGTATCCACTGCTATCACCTGTGTTAAACCATCAGGCACTGTGTCACAGTTAGTTGATAGTGCCAGTGGCATACACACAAGACACAGCAGGTACTACATTAGAACTGTACGTGCAGATGATAAAGATCCTATGACACAGTTTATGAAAGATATGGGTGTACCAAATGAACCAGCATCAACTGGTCCATCAGGAATTACAGTATTTAGTTTTCCTATGGTTACACCAAAGAGTGCTATGGTACGTGATGATATGACCGCAATAGATCAGTTAAACATATGGTTGACCTACCAGAACTATTGGTGTGAACATAAACCATCTGTAACTATATCTGTGCGTGAACACGAATGGATGGATGTAGGTGCTTGGATATATGAAAACTTTGACGATGTTTCAGGCATTAGTTTCTTACCACACTCTGACCATTCATACGATCAACCACCCTATCAAGAGGTAGACAAAGAGACATGCTTGGAAATGGTAGCACGTATGCCTATTAACATTGATTGGAGTAAATTGTCAGACTACGAGAAAGAAGACAGCACTATAGGTTCTAGAGAACTAGCCTGTACAGCAGATGCTTGCGAGGTAGTGGACTTAACTAACTAGGAGAGTAGCATGAGAAGAAAACTTAACAAGAATGATGCACCTTTAAAGATACAGTTTAAGAAAGGCTACCATGCCTTTCACAGGGGTGTAAGGAATACTAATCCATATAGGAATAACTCTATGCAATATAGGGAATGGGAGAGGGGCTACAACAAAGCCTACTTTGAGCAGTTAAGAAAGGTAGTACATGAAGAACAGTTTAGAAAAGTCGGCAGTTAAATGGTTAAAGGAGAGATATGCTATGTTAGATTTCAATGACTATCAAAAGATAGCAAAGACTACAGCCATATATCCAAATGAATATAAGATTACATATCCAGCTTTAGGTTTGGTTGGGGAAGCAGGTGAGGTAGCTAATAAGGTAAAGAAACTTATTAGAGATGGTGAAGATACCATGCCTCACGATTGGAAGGAACAGTTAGCGTCAGAGATAGGTGACGTACTGTGGTACTGTGCAGCACTGGCATCTGATCTGGACATGTCCCTTGGAAGGATTGCTGCACAAAATAAGGATAAGCTAGAAGCTAGGTTAAAGAAAGGTACATTGCAGGGTAGCGGAGATAAGCGTTAGTTTATTATAAAGATTTAAATAATTCACTTACTACTCCTTCAAACTTCAAAGCCTCTGCAAATATATCTTTATTTCTATTTTCTGCTTGTACATCTAGCACAGTTTTACCGTCGTATTTTTTAGAAAATAACAGATCTATACCCATGCGTATCTTCTTAGGTAAGTTTACATACCGTTCCCTATTAAAAGGGTCAGGTTTACGATTAGGAAGTTCTCTTATAAGCGAACCTTGTAGTTCAGCAAATTCTCGTGCTATCTTTCTCATGCTTAATAATTTGTTATTAAAGGAAACTTCTTTTAAGTTATCACTTAAAGATTTATAATAATCGGTTTCAATATGATTAGTAAATTCTCCCTCCATAAATATACCCATATATCTTTTAACAAGTGATTTTGCTCTCTCATCTTTCATTCTGGGCACAAGTTCATAGCTTTTAATACCTAGTCGTAGTAGTTCTTTCTCTAATGCACTAGTTCTTTCTTGTGTACTTATACCAAACAAAGCACGATACAGGGGAGCCTGTTTAATTCTAGTTGCTTCTCTAGTAGGGTCTTCTGCTTCAGGCAAGAGTTGTTTAAATAATGGTAATGTGTACATGATACCTTGTTGGACTGTTTCTCCAAATCTTTCTAATCCTCCTACACCCTCTAATTCTTTTCTATTTCTTGCAAGAGCTTCATCCTGATCTATTTGCGCCCACATATCACTAAGAAATCTAGCTGGAGCAAGTGGTAAATTAAATACACGTACCGCCCATTCTCCTACCATTTCCCCTACACGTTCTCCTGTTAAAGTTTTTCCTTCTGATCCATCTGCTTGTATAACTTCTAATAGATCATCAAATGCAGCAAAGCTAATAGGACTTCTAAGCCTAGTTCCAGCAAAATCTGTAATAAAATCTCTAATATTTATTTTATCAGTAGTTCCTAATTGTATTTTAGCTAACACATCTCCCATAGCTGCATAAGGAACTATAGGTACAAACTTACGTAGGTCAGATAAACGACCACTATTATTTCGTATCATGTGAGGTGGAATGTCTTGATTTTCTAATCTATATTTATATGAAGCCCACAATAAAGAGCTTCCTACTGCAAACTTAGAAAGTTTATCTCTTGCGTCATTGAGTAATAAAGTTGCTTCAAGTTCTTCCTGCTTACCGTCTGGGGTTTTTCCTTTCTTTGATGTCGTTAAATCATCTAATTTTTTCTGTGCCTTTATAATATCTGCTGAATGTTTTTTAGCCATACCTCTAAATAAATTTGTAACACCATCCACTCCACTTATAGGAGAGTGTGCTAAATTAAAAGCTAATGCATTTATAAAGAATCTAGGATAGGCATTGTCAGCAGTACCGAGAACAGGAACCACTGGACCTACAGCTTCTGCTAGTTTAATTACACCATATCCTGCTGAGTTACCTATACCAGCTAACGACTGACTCTCTCCAAATTTAGGCATGTAAGAAAAGGTTGCTTTCATAGAGTCATCTACAGCATTCTTTAATATAGCAACAGGAACACCCTTATTACCTACTAATACATCATCTAATTTTATACCCTGTCTTCTTAGTTGTTTGTCTAATGAATAAGAAAATACAGCCCTTCTTACATACACATCCTGTATCATGTTTAGTGAGTTTAAGTATCTTACACCAGCACTTAAAGTTTCAGCTTGATCTCCACTAGCATCGGCTATAGCTCTTTCTATTTGATAGAGTAAAGATTTATTCATGGACAACACTCGCTGTGATATTTCAGCAGACTCTATAGGACGAGCTAACCTGTACAGTAATCCTAAAGAATCTCTAGTAAATTCTTTCCAACCTGTTGCACCAACTCCAGCGTCAAATTCACCTTTGTGTGCATTATAAAGTCCTCTTCCTGCATGATAGAGTGCAGACTCTACTGTATTAGTAGCTGCCCGTATTGGTGCAGTTAACGCTGCCGTTATAATGTTTCCCCATGTAGTAGAGGGTGCGACAACACCAGCCGCTCTACGTTCTCTGTCAGCCCTTCTGTAGACATCATATACTTTACCTAAGTATCCTATAGTTTTTTTATTTTTTGTACTGTTTAATGCTTTTAATCTAGCATCTAAATCAGGATCTACTTTTCTATTTTTTATAAGCCATTTACCAAACTGACTATAAGCAGCTAGGTCAGCACCTGAATCAGATAAACTTTTACCCGCTATATTTATAAACTGTTGTTCTGTTAATCCTGCCTTAGCAACTGCTCTTTCAAGCACATCACTGTCTATCATTACCTGCCCTGTTTGTTTTCCAAATGTATCTCTACCTATTCGGGTAGTCAATAATATATTACGAACAACCTCACTAGCTTTTTTACCAAGTTCTATGTCTAACGGTTTTCCTAATAGCTGTTGCTGTTCTACTATTTCTAATGCGATAGAGTTCATTCTCTTATGAAGATCTGTTTTTAAAGATCCTTTTAGTAGATCAGGATGTTTAACTTTTGCTAATTCACTTATTAAATGCTCACCCTCTACAGGGTCAAAAGTAGGTGCATCTTCTGGTATACCTTCTTTACTTTCTTTTTTTACTAAGGACTCTTGTGCTTTCTTTAATCGTTCAGCAGCAGCTTTCTTAGCCATATCATCAACACCTATAACTGTCTTTGATATTGCCTTACTACTAAAATAACCAGAAGCAGCACCTAGTGGTGCACCTAATCCAAAGCCTAAAGCTGTCATCTGTGCAGCACGTTCCCAATCAAAGTCTACTTCATCTTCTGGATTTTCAGCTTGTGCTATTCTTTGTGTACCTAAATCTTTTGCACCTAACTCAGCACCTATAAGTACACCTGTTGCTACACCTTCTTTAGTTGCACTTTTCTTAGCTAATTCTTTAGCCTGTTTCAATGCTGCTTTTCTACCAGCAGTGGCTAGTGTACGTTTAATTATTTCCATACCACCACGTACAGCTAACTTAGAAACTAATGGACTTAGAAGTATTAAAGGATCAGCTATGTTCCAAAACAGATAATCAAAGATAGCCTTGGCAGTATTTCCACCACCTTCTTCTGTAAAGTCAGCCATATTAACTGTAGTTTCAACCCATATCTCTGCAAAATTTTCACGTTCTTTCTGACTAGCAGTACGCAACCAATCTATCTGTGGAACCATATACATTGAGTTACTTTCAAACTTACGTTTTTCAGTAAGCCATCGTTCTAGATAATCTCTATTAGACTCATTTTCTTTTTGTTGTCCATTCTCACCAAAAGCACTGGACATAAATGTATTTACTTTGGCTATAAATTCAGGGCTGTCTGCATATGCTTGCAGAGGTATCTTCTCTATTTCAGGTTCTTTTTCTACATCTATTAAACCACTCATTAAACTACGTTGTTTAGGTGCAATGGCTTGAGGAGGTAGATCTCTACTTACTCTAGAAACTGGTAAAGGTTCCTCTACCATTTCACTGCCTGTATCTAGTTCTTCAACTTCAGCATCAACAATAAAAGAATTTTCTATCAAAGATTTTTCTTCCTCTGATAAGCTGTCAGCTTGAGAATCAGGACTCTCTGACTCCTCTGTTAAAGATAAACTATTTTCTATAATAGCTTTCTCTTCAGGAGTTAGATTAGTATCTTGATCTAAAGTTGTATCTAATGACATTATCTATTACCTTCACCTATTTGTTTACTTTTTTCTATCCTGTTCCTCCAAAAATTATTACTACTAGAAGTGTTTACTGGGGCAGATTTATCTTCAGGTTTTGCTACATCAGCAAGTACCTTATCAAAAGCTTCACTAGCAATACGTATTGATACGCCAGTTTTATCCGCTATTGTACTGATTACAGACTGTCTATCTTGTCCTTGTAACTTACTACCTTTATTTATTAATATGTTCATAAGATCCTTTGCTTTCTTTAATCGTTCAACTGTCCTCTCTACAGGGCCTGTTAGATATGTAGGTTTTTTATTTTCTATAGATCCTTCAGATTCTGGTGAAGTCTTAAAGATGTCAGTTAAAGAACCTTTTGGGAGTGTTTCTATTGCCATATTAGTTGGACTACCTACATCTGTAAGTTCTCGTACACCTTTAAGTTTATCCAAAAACCATCCCTCTGCATCTGGTAGTAAACCTATTCTTTTTGTAGCTTGGTAAGCCTCTAACTCTATTCTACTCATATTCATCTTACGCCACTCGATTACATCACTAGGTTCTACTTCCCCCCCTGTTGCTATTCCTTGTAAATAATCAGGTAGTTCCTTAAGATCTAGAAGTCCCCCTCGAATACTTACTTGCAGGGTAGGAAGAAACTGTTCAGCACTCATGTTAGATTTCCATCCTATACTTTGAAACCACTTCTTTTTCGCATCGTCAACCCATGCCATAGCATTTCTAAGCCCGATACTACTTCCAGGTGTACGAGTTGTGCTTCTAGCACGTACTTTCATTGACATTGCTTTTGCAATATTTTTTTGTTCGGTTAGCAGTGCATTGTACTTTTTTTCATCATAAGGCTCATCGTTTTCTATGGCCTTTAAGTATGGAAATAAGTTAACTGTAACTCTATCAAATAATTTATTTAAATCTGGTTCTTGTGAGAGTCGGCTTACATCCCTAATATTCTTTATAGTACGTGTTTCATTGTCAATTAATTCCCTTGCCTTTTCAATTTGCTTTTTATTAGTTGCAGGATCTTTTTCTAACTCTCGTAGCGTATTTTGCATTCTTACCAATCTCATGTTAGACTTGTTTAGAGCTTCTTTTGTACTTCCAGACACTTGACGTATAGAAGAAGACGGTATTCCCTCTAGTACAGGTGCTACCTCACCTTCTAATTGTGGCATTTCACCTAATCCTGCTGCTGTTAGATATTCTCTTTTTTCTCTTTCAACTCTAGATGAAGAGTCTTCTCCCTGAAGTATACTAGCCCAACCACTATTTTTTATTTCGATAGATTTATCTTTAGTAGGTCGTGGTACATACGTTAATGCAAGTTGTCTACCTGTAGGACTAATACGATTTTCTAATGCACCACTTAATTTTAATTGCTCATACACAGAAGTACCCAAGGCTTCTGCGTTAACTGCTAACTTTGTAGCGGCAATTTTAGCAGCTTCAACAGATCCATATTCGGATAATAAAAATTGGGCAGAATCCATACCGTTATGTTTTTTTCCACCTAATATACCAGCTAATTCATTTGCTCCTTTTTCAAATTCTTTTAACTCTGCCTCATACGCATCTCCTTTCTTTATAGCTCTTTGAGCAGCAAACTGTGCCATTTCTGAAACCTTTTTTTCGTTAGCTTTTAAATCAGCTTGTATAACTTTATTTGCACCTGTAGCAACACCTCCCCAAAAACCCGTCCCAAATCCCATTACTGCCTCCTACTCATTAAACCACCAGAAACTTCTTCATCTGGTATAACACTATCGGATTGTTCTGTAGCCATTTCTACAGGTTCTTCCTCAGTATATTCTTTCATTTTCTTTAACATAGAATATTTTTCCATAGGTTGTTTTAATGTATCTTTTTCTAAACCACTATCATAATCTACACCAGCAGCCTCTACTGTAATAAGTAGCATCTCCATTATAATAGGCAAGGCAAGTATGCCTGAATCAATACTATGTATACCCTGCATTACAGCACTCATTTGAATAGTATTTGCTATAGTAGTTAGGGGTATACCTGTGTCAGCTACCTCTATTAGCTTATCGGTAAAATCTTCTTCTGATAATTTTTCCATATAGTAGTCTGCTACATCTTGTGTATTAACAAAACGTGGTGGCTGTTGCCAAGGTCTATTACCTACCTCTGTAGTTAATGACATACCTGGAATAGGTGCATCAAAATTTTGTGCATCAACCATCTACAAGTCTCCCTCTTTCCTTTTGTATTGCATTAACATAACTACGTACAAGATCTATATCTGTTACTGTAGTACTATTTTCCTTAGATGTACGAGTAAGCAATCCTTTAGACTCTGGTGTTGTTTTTTCAGGAGCTTCCATCTTTATAATTTTATTATATATATCTTTTGCGTAGTTAAGTTGCATAATATTTTATCCTTATTAAAGTACTTTACCTATAAAAGCAGCACCTAGAGTACCTACTAAATTACCAATAGCGGCTCCTGCTGCGGTTGAAGCCTCTTCTTCTGCTATTTGTTTACGTGCATCAGCATTTATGTTAGTTATTGCTAATTGGTTTATTCTTTCTAATTGACTTTCAGCAGAAGTATGTGCAAACTCGATTACATCAGCATACTGTTGCCACAGATCATTGTAAGCTGTAGTTGACATATCTAATAAAGCAGAAGCATTAAGTTCATTAACTCTATTTAGTGCTGCTGTATCTGCTGTAGATATCTGTCTACGCCACACTGCATTTGCCTGATCAATAACTAGTCTATTTTGTGCATTGAACTGATCACGTTGGTTGTTTATTTCTGCATTAAATCTACTAATAGTATTTTCTTGACCTGAATTAAATTGGTTAATAGCATTTTTTTGTGCTTCGTTAAACTGACTAGTTTGTGTAGCTAGATTAGCAAAGAATTGAGTTGCCTGATTCTCTGACGAAGCATTAAACTGCTTACGTGCATTGTCAGCAGCAGCATCTGTAAACATAGACTGTATACGTTGTTGTGCATTAAACAGTGTAGTTTGCTGATCATTACTTACATCAGTCATATCTCTCTGTAAATATGCCTGTGCTTCCTGTACAGCAGCCTGTTGTCTGTTGTTTAGACTGGCTATATCTAACTGTGCTAGTGCCGCTATCTCAGCCATTTGTACAGCTTGTTTATTACTTAAATTGTTTAGGTTCATTGTGTTTACAATGTTACTATTTTCTAACTGTACCTGTTGCTGTGCAGTAAAGTTCTTATCGGCAATGTCTGACACTTTAGCTGCATTCATTACACGTGATTGAAAGGTTTGATCAAATTCCTGACCCATAAAAGTGGCACGTTGCTGTGCATAGAACATAGCCATTTGTTGTTTGTTAGATAAGTTCTGTCCCTCAAACTGTGCCTGTATCTGTGCATCTGCCTGTGCTATAGGTAGTGCAGACTCCATTGCTGCTTGCATAATAGCTTGTGCAGCTATAGAAGATGAACCCAATCCTCTACGTACCATCTCAGCAGTTGCTGCTCTCATTGCTCCTGCTGCCCAAGGTGGATTTACAGGATTGCCTAATTCATCTACAGTATCAAACTGTGCTAGTAATGTTTTTAACTGTCCTGCAACAGTTGCAGATTCTGTAGGATTAACAGACTGTGCAACTATGCTTTCAACAAACTCAGCAGCATCGGTTGCTTTAGAAGCAGGTGTTACAGTTTCTGCTGCTGTCATACCTGCACGTTGTACTTGTGTGCCAGTAACAATCTGCGTACCTGTACCTGTCTCAGCATTTTGTCCAGTTACAGCAGAAGTACTTTGCTGTGCTGCAATTGGTATAGCTTGTGTAGAAAGTGACATAGTCTTTCCTGCTGTAGCATCAGTTACAGTTTGAACATCTGTTTTTGTATCTTTAGTACTATCTACTTTCCCTACAGCACCTTTTTGTGTAGCAGTAGCACCAGCAACAGGAACAGTAGCTGTATCAACAGTAGCGGTACGTGTATCATCTGCTACGGTACCTACTATTGTACCATCGGCCCTTGTCGTAGCTATGTCTGTACCTGTGGGCACTACTCCTGCTGGTCCAGCTATTGTTTGTGCTGTTAGTTTAGCCTCAGTTGGTAAAACAGGTCTTTCTAATCTAGCGGCAGATATATCTTGTATAGATGTTAGTCCTGCATATGGAGACTCAGCAGGTATAAGAGCATCTATCTTAGTTCTAGTACCCTGCAACATCTCCTGTCTACCAAACTGTATAAAGTGCTGACGTAATTCAAAGTCATTCATGTTAGCTAGATCAGGATTATTATCTCTATATATTGCTAACTCTGCATTGTTTAGTATCTGTGCATTTCTATCAAAGTTAGTAGCACCTGATGCACCACCAATAGCTATATAAGTTCTACGTAATTCTTCAGGTGTAAAATTTTCATATGCAGTATTAGAGTATCTAAATGCCTCTAGCTGTGCAGGTGATAGATCAAACTGCACTAGTCTAGGTCTACCACCCTCTGCAATCTCTCTTCTACCAAAGTCAGCATAGTGTGCTCTAGCTTTTGCTAATGTAGCTGGATCATTGTTAGGACCAAATGCTGCACGTAAATCGGGGTACTGGTCTAAGTAGTCTATAATTACCTGATCTGGCATACCATCAAAATTACTAGGAGCATTAGATAAACCTGTTACAGGATTAATACCCTCTTGATTACCAAACATATTAAAGTGTGCCTGTGCTAATCTTTGGTTTTTTTCTTCTTCAGATAACCCCTGTAATGTAGTAGGATCTATACCAAAAGTTTCACCTCCTGCTATAGCTTGTGCTACGTCAGGTCTATTAGTTAAATATGTACCACCGACAACAGATCCAGGTGGTGGAGTAGTTGGTTGTGTCTCTGTGCCTGTACCTGTAGTAGGTTGTGTATTATCTACAGCAGGTGCACCAGTATCTGTTGGCCCTTCAGGTAATGTAAAAAATGGAAACCTGCTATTTATATCTGCCTGTTCTTCTGGGGTAGAAGCATAGAAGTTACGTCTGTGTATTTGTTCTGGTGTAAGTCCTGCATTGGGATCAGGCGATGGTGTTGTAGGTGCAGTACCTGTTGTAGGTGCAGTACCTGTTGTAGGTGCAGTACCTGTTGTAGGTGCTACGTTATCTCTAGGGTCAAACGTAGGTTGATTTGGTCCACTAGGATCAAAAGGTCTTCCTTCTTTATATCCACTACTTAGATAATGTTTCAGAGCATAGTCAACTATTTTCTGACTATTTTGTGGTGCTGCATTGGGTCTAACATCTATTTCTTGACTTAATGCATCCTGAACTAAATCAGGACTAGCACTTATGTAATTACGTGCCGCAGCGGCACTAATACCCTGATCTGTACGAACACCAGGTATATTAGGAGTTGTAGTTCCACCCTGATCAACAGATTGTAAGAATTGGTGTGGTACACCTACTGATCCAAATCTATTTTCACCACCACCAAACGTTTTAAAGTGATCCTCTGCTAATCTTTGGTTGCGCTGTTCAGGTGTCAATCCTTGTAATGTAGCCTCATCTGCACCAAAAGTTTCACCTCTGCCTATAGCACTTAAAACATCTGGATTAGATGTGAGATATGTTTCTGAATCAAAACCAGGTGGCAGATTAAACCCACCCTCTTGAAACTTACGTACGTAACCACCACTAGCCATGAGCATAGCTTTGTTTACGTAGCTATTCATCATCTGTTGTTTATCAGGATTAGCATTTAAGTATTCTGTAAAGCCCGTCATTGGACCTCTATAGCCCATCCTGTCAGCTATCTTACGCATTCCTGTTTCTTTAAAACCTGCTAATTGTGCCATTGCTAATTACCTTTTTCTAATACCTTATCAATCTTATCTTCTAAACGATGTAAGGCATCTGTTACCATCTTCATGTCCTCACGTAATTCCTGTTTAGTAGAGTATTCCTCTCTAGTTCTATTTAATAATATGTCTATGCGCTTAACTTCTGCCATTTGATTTCTGAACATCCATATTGCAGGTGCAATCACCAGTGTTAGTACTACGTTCCAGAAAATTACTGGTGATATTTCATCCATCATTAATTATTCCTTTACTATTAATTCTGTTGCAGATATGGCAGTACCTGCTACGACACTTGTGCTGTCTGCTGTTAATCCAAGTGTGCCGTCTTCCTGTACAAAATACTGTTGCCCTGCTGTTAAGCTAGACTGATCAGCATTTACTGTACCTATTGTATCTACAGTCATGCTTTGTCCATCTGCGTAAGTACCGCCTGATGCTATGCCAATGTAGTTCTCTGTGGTGAGGTTTGTTGCTACTCCACTTTGTTGTATTATAGCAGTACCATGAGAACTGTTACCTTCATCTTGATATGCCATAACCATTCTGTTTGCATTACTATCAAAAGCCATACCTAGATCCTCAACAGCAGCCGCTTCAAACACTATTTCACTACCAAAACTTATAGATGTTCCACTGACAGTACCCACTACATACGTTCCATAATCACTATTAGCATCGTCTTCATACATAATTATGACTTTATTTACATTGCTGTCAAAAGCTACTTGTGGATGAAGAGTAGCACCACTATTAAAAGTTGCTTCTGATCCAAAACTT